TCAAGAGGCTATGCGCCGTATGGGTAACGCAATCAATAAGGCAACAGAACAAAAAAAAATAGAATTTGAAAAGGCTATCTCTGTTGGAGATAAGGTTTCTTGGAGCGCGTCAGGCGGTAAGGCTGAAGGTAAAGTTCTTCGCATCGAGCGCTCAGGTCGAATCAATGTTCCTGATTCATCATTCAACATTCAAGGTACCGAGGATGACCCTGCGGTGCTAATTGCTTTGTATCGTGACGGTAAGCCAACCGATACAAAGGTTGGACACAAGATGTCCACACTAAAAAAAAAGTAGTTCTTGAGAAGCACGGTGACCACGACCAATCTAGTCACGGTCACGGCAACGGTGGAGATGATTCTGAAGGTGAAGATTCATCAGAGCCAAAAAATCTAAAACCAAAGTTTGTACCTTACGATGATGACTCCGAAGGTGAGTTTGAAGATTTAGATTACGATGACCCTAAGTACATGGACACCATGGACTACGCTAGACCCAAGAAAAAGGGGTAAAGATGTCAAGCATTATTGATGACACAATCGCAATACTCTCATCAATGAATCTTGTCGCCAAGAAAGTCTCAACCCCGCCTGGGTATGCTGGACTTCAAGTTGATTTACCTCATGACGCCCAAGCCTTTTTTATTTGGACAAAAATCGACAAAGACGATTTCCACTTTAGAATGGCTCGTTTTTGGGAGAATGAAAACCCCTTCTCAATGTGGGTTTCTCCTAATCTAATTGAAGCCCTAGCCAAGACTCGAGTTTTGACCAATCAGTAAAAAGGGTGGAAATTACACTTATGGTATTCTTCATCTGTCAAGACCCGAGGTTAGTTTTATTAGCCGTATGCTAAAAAGACTGCCTCTAGTTTGTTAGGAGCAACCTTTGGCAAAGCCTCGCACTCGTAAAATGGTGAATCTTTCCATCGAGGAAACAAGTGGCGTAGACCATCCCGCTCATTTACATGAAGGCTGGCTTGTTATGAAGTCAGCATCCGAATCTGAAGTTCAGAGGGTTCTCGACAAATCGCTCACCGAGGAGGACTCCAATATGGAGGAAACAACTACCACGGCACCTGAAGAGCAGGTTGAAAAAACCGTTGAGGAAGAACTAGCGGCGGCTAAAGCCCGTATCGCAGAACTCGAAGCCAAACTCGCCGAAAAGGAAGAAAAGCCTGAATTGGAAGTTGAAATGGCGATGGGTCAAGACTCAAAGGAACCAAAGAAGGAAGAAGAGGACTACATGAAGTCCGCTCCTGCTCCAGTTGTCAAAATGATTGAGGACTTGCGTAAGCAAGCAGAATCAGCAACCGCTGAACTTCGCAAAGAACGCGAAGCCCGTGCTGACGCACAAGCAGTTGAAAAAGCAAAGGGTTGGGCTAATCTCAATCTCAATGCTGAATTAGTAGGACCAGCGCTTCGTCGCTTGTCAGAAACAGATTCAGACCTAGCAAAGAGTGTTGAAGAAATTCTTTCTTCAGTCAATGCTCAGGCTGAATCAGCATCTATTTTTGCGGAAATCGGCAAGTCCGCGGACATCAATAAAGGAAATGCTTACGAGCGTATGACCTCGATGGCAAAGTCCGCTGTTGATGAGGGTGTAGCAAAGTCATTCGCGCAAGCAATGGCTGATATTGCTACAAAGAACCCTGACCTTTACAGCCAATACCTATCCGAGAAAGGTGCCTAAAACATGGCATACGAAATCTCTAATTACTCGGTAAAGGTCACCCTCGTCGCAGGTGCCGACCTTTCCAGTAAGCAGTACACATTCGTCAAGTTGGATTCATCAGGTCAAGCAGTCGCCGCGGCGGCCGCAACCGATATTCCAATCGGCGTACTACAAAATGCTCCAACATCAGGACAGGAAGCAGAAGTTCTTGTCGTTGGCGGAACAAAGATTGTCGCTGGTGCGGCAATCGGCGAAGGCGCACTTGTTGGTACATCTTCAGCAGGTAAGGCAGTTGCTTTAGTTGCTGGTACAGATACCACAAAGTATGTTGTTGGAACTCTTCTGACCGAATCTGCGGCAGATGGAAACATCGTCACAGCCGTAATCAACTGCGCTAATCCAGGCAGAGCGGCATAAGGGGGAAAATAAAAAATGCCACAGCCAAATATCAATTCCGTCCATGTGGACGCAATCCTTACAAATATCTCGGTTGCTTACTTACAGAACCAAGATAACTTTATCGCTGACAAGGTATTCCCAGTAATTCCTGTCGATAAGAAGAGCGATAAATACTTCACTTACACCAAGAACGATTGGTTCCGCGATGAGGCTCAACGCCGTGCGCCTGGAACTGAATCTGCTGGTGGAGGTTACAATCTTTCAACTGGAACTTACTCAGCAGATGTTTGGGCGTTCCATAAAGATGTAGATGACCAAACAGTTGCTAACGCAGACGCTCCTCTAAATCCTCTTCGTGAGGCAACAGAGTTCGTTACTCGCCGTTTGCTTCTTCGCCGTGAACTTCAATGGGTCTCAGACTTCTTTGGAACTGGCGTATGGGCTGACGATGTAACTGGCGTTGCTGGCGCACCATCTTCAGGTGAGACAAAGCAATGGTCTGATTACACTTCATCTGACCCAATCTCAGACATTGAGAATGGTAAGGCTGAAATCTTGTCTAACACAGGAATGGAAGCGAACACTTTGGTTCTTGGATACGATGTATTCAAGTCACTAAAGAATCACCCTGACCTTGTAGACCGCATCAAGTACACATCTTCACAGACAATCACAACCGATATGTTGGCGGCTATGTTCGACATTCCTCGCGTTATGGTTGCTAAGGCAGTCAAGGCTACAAACAACGAAGGCGCATCTGAAGCATACGGATTCGCTCACGGCAAGAAGGCTCTTCTTTGCCATGTTGCTCCTCAGCCTGGGCTACTAACCCCTTCCGCTGGATACACATTCGCATGGACTGGCGTATCAGGCGGACTCGGCGCAACAATCGGAACTTCACAGTTCCGTATGGAATCCATCAAGTCAGACCGTGTTGAAGCAGAAATGGCTTTCGATAACAAAGTCATCTCTTCTGACCTCGGCTACTTTTGGAACACAATCGTCGCTTAGTTCAAACAAAGAAGGGGGTGAGACTTTTGAAGGTCTCACTCCCTTCCTTTATTTAGGAGAAATAAATGGCAAATGTAAACAGACTTTCCAAGGGCGAAGTAGCAGTCGGAGCATTACAGGTTGGCGACAACGATATGGTTTACGGTATCGAATTCGGAACTGTATCTATCGACCCTGCTAACCTCAACGCAACAACCCGTGGTGCTACAACTTTCACACTAACTGGTGCGGCAACAACCGACATCATCATTGTGAACCCACCATCGGATTTGAACGATGATTTGATTTTCTGTGGAGCGGCTGTAACAGCGGCGGATACAGTAACAATCTATCTTTACAATCCAACCGCAGGGGCAATCAACCAAGCGGCGGCAACATTCTCATATTGCTGGATTGACACAACTGAGTAATATGAAAGCACAAATTCTAAAATCAATGATTGTTGATGGTCGCAAACTTGTGGCTGGAGACATCGTAGAGGTCAAGGGTTGGCGCCACGCTAAGTCGTTGGCTAACAACCGCTACATAAAATTGATTGAAGATGATGCTCCAAAAGCAGTAGAAGAAGTAGCCGAAGAACCAAAACCAAAGGCTACAAAGAAAGTAAAAAAAGACGCTGAATAGTGCGAAGGGCGATTCGGTAAAATGAGTCGCCCTTTCTTTCTTAGGAGTTTATATGGCTGTATCACACCAAAGAGTTTCAGTAGGAACCACCGCTACTAAACTTACTTCAGATTATGATGGCAAAGACGGTCAGACCATCAATGTCCAAAACCCTTCAGGTGGCGTAGATGTTTACCTTGGCGGAGAAGGCGTAACTACAACCAGTTATGGATTCTTGCTAGGTGCTGGTATCTCTTTTAGCATTGAACTACAAGACGACGAAAAACTATATGGCGTTGTCGCAAGCGGAACACAAACTGTAAATATCATTCGTCAAGGTACTTGATAAATGGCTTTACCAGCATCGCTTTCGACCTGTACCGTTGTTGGAACCTATGTTGATTTGATTGGTAATCCAGTTCGAGGTTCAATCAACTTTACCCCTCAGACAATCCTCAAAGAGACAACAGCGAATGTAATTATTATTCCAGTTGTAATTCAAAAGACTTTTGATGCGACTGGTTCATTCTCTGTGACCTTGCCTGTCACAAGCGATACTGATGTAACACCTCAACCTTTTATTTATACAATCGAAGAAAACTTTACGGGCGGAAGAACAATCGAAATTGCTCTGCCTCTATCAGTCGCAGGAACCACTCAAAACCTCGCAGACTTGCTTCCAGCGCTCTCTTCAGCGGACGCCGCATCTTATGTATCGGTAGACGCTTATCATGCTCTATTAGCCCGATATAACG